GGTGGTGTCCAGTCAAAGCTGGCGCCATCAGCAGCGCGGGCATCAAGAAATGCCTCGATGATGTCGGCATCGGCATCGCTAACGCTAAAAGTAAGGCGCCACTCCTTTGCGTTCTGGTTTAGGCCAAACGTTACCCGTTGCTGGTAGCCGTCACCGAATTGCGTGGTGCGAATCTTGGGCTGGCTGGTTTTGGTGGCCGAGTACGTCGGGTCGTAGGCAGGAAAGGTAGCCATTACGCAAGCAAGCCTCCAGGGCGCTTCTGTTTGACCAGCTCTTGCTGGATGGCGGCAGCGATCACGCGACCGAGCTGTTTGCTGTCCTCAGCATCGCCTTCTACATTACTGCCGCTTGCATCGACATTAACCACCACGCTGACGTTGCCGCCGTTACCCATCTTGTCATTGGGGACGATGGTGCCGCTGCGGCCTGGCACAAACAACTCGGGGCCACGTTCGCCAACGATATAAGGCGAGCCGCCAGCGACTGAGCCGCCATTTGCTCGTTGCGGAATGCCATAGTTTGGCCCAAGGGTGCCGAACTTACCAACTGTTCCGCCACCAGCGCCTAGTGGTGTTGACGAGCTAAATGGCGTCAGGAATGTTTTGATTGCATTGATTGCCTGCTCAACAACGAAAATCCTGATTAACTGGTTAGCAATGTCAACAAGAACACCGGATGCAATTTGCTGCAGGCTCTTTTCCCAACCTTGCGCGCCAGCAATCAAAGCATTAAAAGCAGACCCCAAGCCTTCACCTAATGTATTTGCAACGCCATCGGCAAGCTGCAATTGATTCTGCACCGAGCTATTTAACTCGTATTGCTTTTCAATGTATTTCTGCAGCGCTGTCAACCTGTCTTGATCATTTTGGTCTTGCAGCGTATCAAGCTCACGCTGCAATGCAATTTGATTAACAGTAAGCTCATTTAACCCTTTGTAAATAATGGCTTTTTGGGCATTTAGATCAGCTTCCTTGGCTAGCTCCTCGGCGTAACGATATTGGATTTCCAGCTCTCGCTCTTGTGATTGCAAGCGAGCAACAAGCATCTTATCGCTAGCGGCTTCTGCTGCGGCGATACGATCTTGCAACTCAGATTTAACGCTAATGAGCTGACCTTCCGCCAGTCGATCACGGATAACATCTTTCACCCTTGCGGCTTCCCTAGCTGCTGCCTCTGCAGCCCGCTCTGCTTCACGCGCTGCCTTCTCTGCGGCGCTTTCGCCTCCACGGGAGCGCCCACTGCCTGCACTGCCGCCGACCGAAGAAGGCGCAGCAGGTTGAGGGCGGCGAGGCATAAAATTGACTTGTTGCCCTGGTTCTAAATAGCGCCCTCCCGCTAGCGTTGCATTCGTCTCTAGCTTTTGGGCAACCGCCGCGCCCCGGATTAAATTACCAGCAAGATTAGACGAGCCTCCAATAACCTGCATTGCCCAGCCTGGCGGCGTTAAGTTAACAAAATACCAGCGCAACTGCTCCAAGCCATTTAGCAATGGCGCCAGCTTGTTTGCGGCAAATTGAAACGCTAATGCCGTTCTTTCAACGCCACTATTTAAATCTATTGCTCTAGTTGTTATTCCATCAATGGCTGCTTTTACGGCCGGACTGAAAACACGCGAAATGGTAACTTGTAAATCTTCAAATGCATTTTGCAGGTTTTTTACTTGCTGTGCTGGACCATTCATTGCTTCGGCAAGCTCGTCTGCGCCGTCAGAACCGGCTCGCTTTAGAGCTCTAATGACAACATCACTTGTGATTTTCCCTTCTTCGGCTAGTTTGCGAATTTCCTTAACTGGCATTCCCAGCTCTTTTGTCAATGCAACAACAAGACCAGGCGCCTGTTCAAGCACTGAATTAAGTTCCTGCCCGCGCAAAACCCCAGAACCAAGGGCTTGCGTTAGCTGCAACAAAGCCGCTGCGGTTTCAGCGGTAGACGTGCCACTTACTTTTGCCGCAGTATTAAAACCAATAAAAGCAGATTCAATATCTTCAAGTGATACATTTAGGGGGCGCAATCTGCCGTAAAGTTGCGCAAATTGTTGATTAGACTCAGTTGTGCTTAGCCCAAATTGCCGACCGGCCCTGGCAGCGGCTTCCTGCGCCTGAGCAATTTCGTTGTAGCCTTGGGCTAAAAATGTGAGCCGACGTGTTGATTCTTCGCGTTGAATGCCAGCTTGAACTGCACGCTGCGCTGTTTGCAGCGTAAAATATGCGGCCGCAAGCTTTCCTAGGCTTGCGGCTAAAGCACTTGCCCCTGACCCAGCAGACTTAAATTTGCCGGTTGTTGCTCCTGCCGTTGCATTGAGCTTATCAACCGCTTGACTGGTCGCCTGCGCACCTTGCTGCACCTGCCGCAGTTTGCTGACAGCACCGCTGCTGTCAACATTGATGGCGACATTAGCGACGACAGACACAGCGCAACCCTACCGCCTTTGTTTCATTCTACGCTCTTGCTCTTCATTGGTCACGTCAAAGTAAGCCGACCACAGCAGCAACTCTTCTAGCGTGATTTCTGATTTAAGCCGCACCAAGCTGTAACCAAGTTCTTTGGCTACACCTAATTGCAGCATCAATAAATTGTCACGCTTTAGCTGCGTCTTTAATGCTTTTCATGTCCAGCTCTTCTGCATCCTCTGAATTGGTAATGATCGCAAGCATCATGCCTTGCAGGTCAGCATCCAGCACTTCGTTTTTTAGCTCGGCAATTTGACCAGCAGCAAACAACCGATTGCCCGTGTCATCCATGGCTTTGGTGACAAGCAGGTTCAATGCAAAGCCGTTGGTGTCATCACCGCCAGGCATCTTCTGCGCCCGCTCACGCTCGGCCATGGTCAGTGGCGCGCAGTAAAACTCAAACTCACTGCCATCGCTAAGGGCAACAACGCGCTTAGTCGGCGTCAGATTGGCCGCTTTCTTAAGGCGATCTAGGGCGCTTGCCATGAAAATCCAATAGATAGCTGTACCTTAGACGCAAAAAAGCCCCAGCGCAAGCCGGGGCAATTTGCTATCAGGCGCTGGTGCTGAAGTCAAACGTCGGGACACCGCTAGGACGGAAGGTGATCTCCACCATCTGCGCATCGTCGGGGTTGATGTTCAAGCTGGCGCTCAGCAGTACGGCATCCATTGCGATGCTGCGGCTAAGGGCTTCAGTGCCTTGCTTGTCGGTGTACAGCTTAAAGCCGCAACCAACCTGCTGCCGCTGCAGCACATCTTCCACCATCCGGTTGGACAGTGACGCATCTTCGTTGGTGACGTAAACGCTGGCGGTACCGCTGCCATCGGCGAAGCCAGGGATGTAGGCACGGAACGGTGCATACTGGCCAGCGGTTTGACCGATGGTGGTCACGTCGATTTCAGCGCGGCTGATTTCAAACGACCATGACTGCACTTGACCGACGGCGGCGTAGTCGGCGTAGTACACCTCAAACTCGTTAGGTGCTACAGCAGTGCCGTCATCAGTGATGGCAAGGATGGTGCCACCAGCAGCGGTTGAAACCGTCAGTGCACCAGTGGCAGCGGTGTAGCTGAGGACGTAGTAGGTGGTGGCTGCATCGATGGGCGAGGGCAGCGTGCCAGTGCCAGAGCCGCCGGTCTGGCTGTTGATGACGCGGAACTTAACGGGGTCGCCAGCTTTGAAATTCAGGTATGGCTGCACCGTGATGACATCAGTGCTGGCATTCACGCCAGTTTCAGGGAAGTTGCCGTTAGTGCCGGCAGGTTTGTAGAAGAGAGCGCCGGACGTACCGGACAAGACAGTGACGGCCATTGTTGTGAACGGTAGTGGCTTGAATCAGTGTACCTAGTCTAGGTACGCTTCAAACGTTGCTGTAAGTTGCGTTTGGTAATACGGTTGTGGTGCCGCAGGTGTTACCTGAGCTGGTCCTGATGCCGGATCAAAGATGATGCTAGAAAACTTGGCGCGATCAAATAAATCCTTGACGCGCTCGGCAATGGTGAAATTAGCTGCTGCACCAACGCCGATGGGCGTAAACACATTGACCACTAGGGTGCCGTTTTGCCGGTTGAAGCCAGCACTGCCAATGGGTAGCAGCGTTGCATAGGCATTGTCGCCAAAACGGATGAACACCTGCAACCACGGCGTGTTGTTGGGTGGCGTGAATGGGACGTTCTGATAGCTGACTGGATATGCTGGCGATAGCGCCATCTGCGTGGCAATGCGGCCCTCAATGGCGCTGCGCACGTCGTTATAGGTGCTGCTCATGATTCCCTGCCGATCTTGGCTGCTGCTGTGATCACCCTACCCTGTACATCTTTGGCAATGCCTTGGATCCAGCCTGCGGAGGCTTGGTTGCTAGTGCCATTGGCCAATGGCTCTGCGTATGGCAGGTTGTTGTGGACTGAATAGATGTTGCCTAGCCTTTCCTGTCCGGCTTGATAGTTGTATGCCTGCATTGGCGAAACGTTTGGGTAGTTGCCGGGTGGCGGTGGAGTGCTGCCCGCTGCATTTTCCCCAACCTGCCACCCAAAGCGAAACCGGCCAGTATCTACGGGGCTTTTGCTTTTGACCAATCCATCGGTCTCAAGCACAGTAGACCGAAGCAACTTTTCCATCTGCTGGTTCACGTAATCGCCAATATCACCAACGCGGATGGTGCGTGCCATCAGTCCCTCAAAATCAGCTCGTAGGTAATTGGTTCGTTGTCCTGCTCAATAGTCCGCACCTCAATCACCTGCAACGTGCGGTTGCTGATGATGACACGATCAGCAGTGGTCGGCACTGCTGCGGTATCTGCTGCTGCAATGATCAGCCGCTTATCGCCAGATTGGATCAGGTCATTCACCTCACGCAATGCCACATCTTCCAACACACCACGCAATGCGGTATCGCTGGTGGTTTCGCTGACGGTGCCAGTAGTTGGGTTGTAGATGCCAGGCGTGACGCGGCGTAATGTTGCAACACCGCCAAACTTTGCCATCAGCTTGCTGGCAACCTTGCGTAGTGGAACGGCTAGTGTCATGCAAACACCTCGGTGGCAACAATCCTGCCGCGACTAAAGGTGATGTCAACGTTGCTGCTGTGGTTGGCGATGAACAGTGCTACTTCATCGTTAGCGGCCATGCTGATCATCCAGTTGGTGACCAACTTGGCTTCCTCGTTGCCCGAGCCGGTGAAGGCGCGGCATTCGGTTTGATCTATGGCGGTGCCATTTTTGGCCAGCTTGACGCCGAGCACCTTGTTGTTACCGCTGACGGTCTTGGCGTCGATGCTGCCGTAGATCTGCATCAGCTTGGTGGCGCCGCTGGTGTTCTTCACCGCAAATGCGTTGGTGGTGCCGAGCGTCATGCCGCTTGCGGTGGCGGTGTCAAAGGTGGCGGTTAAGCCGGTGGAGACGTACACGCCCTGCGTAACTATGTCAATGGTGCCGCTATCCATCTTGCTGGCCTGGCCGCGCACCATTAGAGCAGCAGCACCAGATGGGCCTGCAGGACCGGGCGTTGTAACAGTGACCGTATTAGTAGTCTCGTTAACGGTTACGGTTGTCATGGTGCTGTATAACCCTCGGATACGTACACGATACCTTCAAGGTAGTAGTTGCGTAACCCGCTGGAATCTTCTAGCAGCACGTCGTAATACGCCTCATCTGGAAACGCAGCAGTTTGCGTATCGGTCAATGCAATGCTGATGGTGCCTGTAGCGCGGTTGGTATAGGTAACGGCAAAGTCAGCGTATTTAGTGGTGCGGCCTGCATTCCAGACCTGCGCGTAGGCGGTCCAACCGGTGAGGTTGATGGCAGCACCAGTACTGTCTTTGAACTGCAGCGACAGGTCGTAGTCAGCCCGTCGCTGCACGGTGATATTGTGCTGGCCAGGTTGAACGCTCATGCAGGCAGTCTAGTCGGGGACACTACGAGGGTTGCTCAGATGTCAGGGAACTGGGCTGGTGGCACCGAGAAATTACTGGTGTAGCGGGCGACGCCTTTGGTAATGCGGAGATCGTCGATGTAGCCGTTAACATAAGTGGAGTTGTAGGCGCCAATAATCAAAGGCGCACTTAAGCTGTAGTTAATGTTAGACGACAGAGTCCATGCGCTGCCTATTCCATCAACATACATTTTTATTGCGCCAGAATTGCAAACAACGGCTACATGCTGCCATTGATTAGGCGTAAGCGCCATATCATAGCCGCCCGCGCCAGCGCTTGTGAACCACCTGTAGTTATTGCCTTGCGTGGCCACGAACCACCCATTTGAGACAAATGCTGACGTTACCG